CATACTGAGTTTGGAAACTTACTATTCTTAACCCTATTCATTGTAACGTCCGCTACAGCAAGCTGAGATAAGTAGTCCTCTCCCCTAGCTTCGTGGTATATATTCAAAGCTAGGCAGTGTTCTTCGTCTCCTGGGGATAGAGTATTAGATGTGGGGGCTTGTAAGTAGCCCCCTGTTGTAGCAAAAATCGTTACAATTAACGCTACACTAACGATCTTCATTGTTTAGTTCTGGAACTTCTCCGGTAAAAACTACCTTTGGTCTTAGTTTGAGTTCATTTTCTAGATGGATAACAATATCCTCCAAATCCTGAACTCTCTTCTCTAACGCTTCTATTGCCCAGTCTTGTTTCATTCTTCCAAATCCCGAGGAATAGCAGCAATTAACTCATTGTAATAAGCCAACTGCTTCAGCTCTGTCTCCATAGCCTCAAAAAAATCTGTGTGCTCTGGAATGGGTCTAGGGTTCTCCACCAACAAGCGAAAGTTAGTGTAGTGCCTAGACTTTTGACCCATTAAGTAGTGCTTAAACTGCTCTAAAATGTGCATTTTCTTCATTATCGACCCTGACCTCGATACTTCTTATAAGACCGCTTCTTATTCTTGTTCATAGTAGAGGTCTTAACCATGTTAGGGTTAGCGCTAGTGGAGGACTTCTTGGGCGGTCCCGGTTCCCAATTGTTTACTAATTTTTTGCTAATTCTTGCCATTACTTGCCTATATCCTTAATGTTATCTTTAGAAATTACTTGGTAAGCTCCTTTATTGTATGCAGGAGCCACAGTATATGTTTTAGTTAGTGTTCTGTCAACCTTTTTGGGGTCAACGTAAGGGGTTAGTGCGGCGGAGGGATACCTCTGCTCTATGCTTTTACTTTTAGGCTTGAGTTCTTTGAACACCGCCTTTTTCTTTTTACTGCTAACAGTACGTCTCCTCCGCCCACTAAAACTATAATTTATGCTTCCTTTAACTACCAATCTTTACCGCCGATATTACCTGACTAGAGTTTTTCATAACAAGAGCTGGCCACCAATCGACACACCTCAAAGTAAAAAATTCTCCAGTTATAAGTTCAAACTTCCACATAATATGCTCCTCTGATTCAATATGTATATTATACGGGCTTTGACTTTATATGTCAAGGGTTTTCTTGGACCGAAACCCACTGATTTATCGTGTGGACTTCTATGTCTTCCCACCTTTTTCGGACCACATCAAATGCAAGTATCTTACTGCTAGTAGGATCTATTCTTCCCACATTACGACCCTTTAATGTGAATTGCCCATCCAACTCATTTCCACTGTTCAAACTCGTAAACCAAATATGGACTACTCCTCTATTAAGGGCGTCCAAAATCGGTTGTGCGTTCATAAATCTCCTTCTTCTCTATTCTCGCTACGGTAAACTTCAAAGCCATTAGGATACCGAGATTCGAGCTTGGCAATATTGCCTTCTACTATTTCATCGAGTGAATATCCTAGGGCTGTTGCGGCATTGGCAACATACCAAAGAACATCTCCTAATTCTCTTTTCATGTGGAACCTAGTATCTTCATTATACTCTTTTCCCTGAAAGATAATCTTCTTTACAATCTCTTGAAACTCTCCAGCCTCACTGCCCATGCCTATAGCGGCTGTAGACAATAAAGGAATATTTAGCCCATCCTCTATATATAATTTTTTTGCTCTCTTTTCATATGAGTTCCATTTGGAGGACTCTAAGCTAGTAGTGCTCTTTACGAACAGTTGATAATCATTTAGTCCAGACATGCTCATCTAGTATTTTTGAAACCTCTTGTGCTATTAGTGTGTGTTCTAGTTGTGTTCCGTGCCCTCCACGGAGTTCTGCATAATGAATCCAACTACGAATAGTTCCATTCATATAAATTGTTGAGGGAGTCATACCCTCGGGCAATACTGCTCGTGCCTGTTCTTTTGCAATACCGTTATTTATAGCCCATCTGTATGCTACTTGTGCTGCCCAATAAGCATTGTCTTGTTTTACTCGCCATTCCTCATGTATATGGCCGTCTTCCAATCTAACAGAGTTTTGTCGATTCTTGGGATCTTGTCCACGAGCCTCTCTAAACTCGGGTGGCTCTTCTACTTTTGCATACCTTTGGCTAAACTCCTGATAAGAAAAGCTGCGATGACGAATTATTTGTCTAGCAATATCTCTTGTAGTTTGAATCTCTAGGCACATAGATACCATTTCAAATGGGCTCCAGTGATGCTCTCTCATAAGGTATTGTAACAGCTTTGGTGCTGTTTCGTTGTTGAATTGATTGGCAGGATTGCTAACACGCGCAGCGTGTGCGATCATTCCTCCCATACTACTTATTCCAGCCTTCCTCAATTCCTCAGAAGGCTCGCTTTTACTTATTAAAGTAACTTTCATCAGTTAAGTCCAGTAAGTTTTCTTCAAAAGGCAGGTTCATCTGCCCCGCCATATTATATTCTAGTTGTTTATTTACCCAAGCTAATGACTGTAAGATAGGTTCTGAAAAATCTCGAGATGCTTTTAGTTGTATCTCGCACAGATCTTTGAATTCCAACAGCTCTTGAGTATTGAACTCATCACTTCTTGCAATAAACTCTATGATATCTCCCATTCTTGAATTACTCTCTTATAAGCCTTTATGGTCTTTTTAAGTTCTTTCTTTTCAGTGTCGTGATCTATGTAAGAATAGACACCACAAGACTCCCCGCCCTCAACGGATCTTAATGCTAGTTCCAAACCTTTTAGGGCTTCATCCAGCTCTTTCCAGACAATATCTTCTACCTGATCGCTATATAGTTCTATATTATGTTTCATACAGTCTCCTCATTTAGTATTACATATTATACGTCATAGGGCTTAAAAAGTCAAGAAATATTTTTATAAAGGTCACGAAAAAAAGTTCTTGACAAGAAAGGTATATTAGATGTATAATATGCATTGAAATCGTATCGGTTTAACCGTGCGATTCTTAATCCTCGAAAGAGATTCACAAATAAAAGCTACCGAAAGGAGCAAGTTAAACTTACTGAAAGGGAGAATAACTATGAATATGGCAGAGCTAGAAAAATTATTTATTGGTTTTGACAGACTCAATCATTGGCCACTAAAGGCTACCACAACTGAATATCCACGTTACAATATAGTAAAACAAGAAGATGGCTACCAAATCCAAGTAGCGGTTCCAGGCTGGAATAAAGAGCAGGTATTAATATGCTTTGAAGAAGATACCAACACATTAACTATTTCTGGCCAGAAAAAAGAAGTAGACAACGAAACAGCTTGGGTACACAAAGGGATTTCTGGTAAGAGCTTTGAAAGGAAATTTAAGTTGGATAGTAACTTAGAAATATCTGATGCAGATATGGCTGATGGCATGTTAGTAGTGAATATTAAACACTCAAAAAACAGTGGAGTAAAAACTATTCCAATCGGGCAGGATAAATTGGAGACTGCTTGAAAATGAAAGCGATTAGAGAAATGTCAGCGACTATGCTAACAGCACTTTTAATCTTATTAACACCCGCAACCATAATTATGTTAGTATGAAACTTAGCAAAAATTTTAGTTTAGCGGAGTTTACCAAGAGCCAAGCCGCGTTGCGGCTTGGTCTTGATAACTCTCCCACCACATTAGATGTAGAATCACTAGAAATCCTCTGTAAAAACGTGCTGCAACCAATAAGAGATTATTTCGGTCCAGTCGTTATTAACAGCGGTTATAGATCACTAGATCTAAATAAAGCTATTGGTGGTTCTCCCACTTCTCAGCATTGTCACGGTCAAGCGGCTGATATAGAATGCCCGGGCCACTCTAATTACGATGTTGCCGCTTGGATTAGTAAAAACCTTTCCTTCGATCAATTAATTTTAGAATTTTATACTCCGGGAGACCCTTCTTCTGGATGGATACACGTGAGCTGGAAAAATGAAGAACAAAACAGGACAAAAATTAACACAGCGGTTAAGGAGAATGGTAGAACAGTCTATAGAGCAGGGTTACTTCCTTAAACTAGGAAAGTTAATACTAGTAACTTTGGCTCTTTTAATAGCCTCCCCAATAGTATCAACACTATTTCTAATAGTAGTGTGGGGAATATTATTAGCCACCTTAGTTGGCAAGTTCTGGGATATAATATACCAGATATATGAGGAAACAAAATGAGCTTATTAGGAAGCCTTATAGGTCCAGTAACAGGACTACTTGACAAGTTTATACCCGATAAAGATTTAAAAAACCAGTTAGCACACGATATTGCTACAATGGCTGAAGACCATATGCATGAAGAAATTAAGATGCAGATGGAAGTCAATAAGCAAGAAGCTGCTCATAAGTCTTTGTTTGTTGCCGGATGGAGACCATTTATTGGTTGGGTATGTGGACTAGGAATGGCTTCTAATTTTTTGCTTGTACCCTTCGCCAACTTTGGTCTAATGGCTTTCGGAAATGAAATGCAACTACCTATGCTAGACTTAGAGATTATGATGCCCGTGCTTATGGGTATGCTTGGATTGGGTGCTATGCGTTCCTACGAGAAGAAGAATAATGTAGCTAGAAACAGATGAGCATCCCGCTAAAGTATAGAAACCGACCAGCTATACTCATGGCAACTGGACCTTCTTTAACAGAGGAAGTAGTAGAATATGTAAGAGAGCATAAGACTAATCACGTAGTTTTTGGGTGCAATGATGTATATAGAATATGTGACTTTATGGATGTCCATTATGCTTGTGATACTAGGTGGTGGAAAACGAATGGACCAGAGTTTAGAAAGTTATTTCCTACACTAGAGTCATGGACACAATGCAATAAATCAGCAAAAGATTATTCATTGAATCACACCCCCGGAAAACATATGGCGGGATTAAGTATAAATCCTAATCTAATACACTTTGGAAGTAACTCTGGATATCAAATGCTTAATATAGCTTTCCTTATGGGATGTAACAAATTTATATTACTTGGATATAATATGCAGCATATTGATAATAAAACACACTTCTTTGGTGATCATGTTGGTATGAACAATAATAGCCCTTACAAAACTTTTTTAACTAAGTTTAAAACTGTGCAGCCAGAAATAGCCAAATTAGTAGTTAATTGCACTCCCAATAGTGCTCTGACAACTTTCAGAAAAGAAGATTTAAAGGAAACCTTGAATGTCTGATTTACCAAAACATTTAGGTGGTCATGCTAACAGAACTCATTTAGATATACAAAATTTAAAGTATTTGCAGGACAAATATAAAATACATACAATGGTAGACATAGGATGTGGTCCTGGGGGTATGATAAGAGAAGCTAACAGTATGGGTATACAATCTTGTGGCATTGACGGAGATTTTACCCTAGATTTTACTGATATTTCTGTAGTATTAAATGACTTTACCGAGTCTTCTTATAAGTTTGAAGAAACTTTTGACTTAGCTTGGTCAGTAGAGTTTGTAGAACACGTAGAAGAACAGTACATACCTAATTTTATGCCGGTTTTTAAACAAGCAAAGTACGTTTTTATGACTTACTCCCCATTTAAAAATTTTTTTCACTATAATGTAAAAGATAGTGCTTACTGGATAAAAATGTTTGAAGACTACGGATTTAAGCATGACGAAGAAGAAACAAGATTTATTAGAAATAATAGCTCAATGAAACGAAACTTTGTTAGAGACTGCGGACACTTTTTTATAAATGGGGAAATATGGAAAATTTAAAAATACAGTTAGTAGTTACTAACTTTAAACATCATAAATTTTGGATGGAAAAATTCTCTATGGGTTTGGATAAGCATAATATACCACATCAAGTAGTGGAAATAGCAAAAGCAAGAGAATGTGACTTAGTAGTAGGGTGGGGTTACAGAGTTATAGATAGTGTAAAGCACCTGTCACAAAATTTTCTAATGGCAGAATCCTCATATCTAACGCCCAGAACAGATAACGCCTACTTTCCTTTGACAGCAAGTTTTGGTTTTAATGGGTTAAATGGGAGAGCAAACTTTCTTAATAAAGACAAAGACGATTCTAGATGGAATAAGCATTTTAATGACGGTAGGTTGCAGGAGTGGAAGAAAGACGGAGAATACTTTTTAGTAACGGGACAAATACTAGCAGACCAAGCTTTAAGGCATATGACAGTTTCTTATGATAAAATTATAGAGAATATTCCAGGTGAGGTTATTTTTTGCCCACATCCAAGAGGTAATTCGCGTACCGTAACTAAGGCCCCTGTTAGTAATGAAGGTTTTGAAACTCTAGTGAAAAGAGCAAAAGCAGTAGTAACTATTAATAGTAATAGTGGAGTAGACTCTGTAGTATCCGGGGTTCCTGTGATGTGCTTAGATGAAGGATCTATGTGCTGGGATATATGTATGAAAGAGTATTCTGAGCTCAGTAACCTACAATATCCAAATAGGCAGAAGTGGTTGAATGAGCTATCTTGGTGTCAATGGTTTCCTGAAGAAACTTCTTGTGGGGATACTTGGGATCATTTAAAACAGTTTTATATATAACATTAAGGGAAAATATGAGTAATTATTATAAAGCAAAATTTTGGTGTTGGAAATGTAAAACTTATCTTTCTTGGAAAGATTTGCAGAATAACCATAAGCACCCAGAACACGATAATGCATCTAGAATAAAACCCTTTGGTACAAAAATATCTTGACATATTTATCTAAATCTTTTATAATATATGAAATTTCGGAGAAAGTATGCCTAGAAAAGTAAAACAGAAGAAACACGAGAACCTTTCTGATTCTAATATCAAAAGGGTTATTCAATTATTATCAGCTAAAGATTCTATTACTAAGAAAGAAGCATGTGAGATACTGAATATAGCTTACAATACTTCCAGACTTAATAGTATTATAGAGGGCTACAAAGATAAGCAAAATCGTAGACAGGAGATGCTCAAGAAAAAGAGGGGCACCCCAGCCAGCGATTCTGAAATCGCAAACATTGTAGAGTCTTATTTAGGCGGTGAAGGCTTTGCAGAAATATCTAAGAGGGTTTTTCGATCTACAGGCTTCGTAAAGTCAGTAATAGAGCGTGTGGGAGTTCCTGATAAGCCGTCTGGAGATGAAAAGTTTGAGGTAGGTTACTTACCAGAAGAGTGCGTAAGCTACGAGTTCAGTGTGGGAGAAATTGCTTGGTCATCCCGCCATCACAGTTCCTGTGAGATTTTATCCGAGCTAGAAGAAAAGTATAAAACAATGTATGGTTGTCCCGCATACCGTGTGTGGATAAATGAACCATCAGAAACAGGCTCAGCGGGCTACAATGCTTTTATAGCTGCGTATGATCTGGGTAAACTATCACATCTTGAGAAATATGGATTAAATACGAGCAGACTATGACAGATTTAGAATTGATCGCAGGAATTGGGCTGGCTATAGCCTTTACATTTATTTATGTAGCCACTAGAACGCCCCTAGATAAATGATTTATTACGGTATATTCTGTGTTGCTACAGCACTTACAACTATGATAAGAATACAAATACCCGCATCTAAAATGGCTTTTAGAAAAGAGCCACTATCTTTTTGGTTTTTTATTTTTGGAGTAGATATGGCAGCAGCACCTATACTGTTTCTCCCTCTTTTGTTTTCGCATAAGGTAATGCTAGCGAACACTGTAATAGCTTTTTTAGATAGACACGGAAAATAATTCTTGACTTTTCAACTGAAACCCCTTATAATATCTTTTATCAACTGGGAGATAGCAAAATTAGTTATCGTTTTTATGAACAACAAATCGCTGCCCGAGGCACATGTCCGGGCGGCCCTATAACCAACAGAAGGAAACGTAAAATGGCTTGGACAGACGAGCAAAAAGAACAGGCAGTAGCAATGTATGTAGAGCGCAACCCCGATGCTGATAACAGCATGGAAATTGTTAAGGAAATCGCTGAAGAATTAGATCAGTCTCCTAACGGTGTGCGTATGATTTTGAGTAAAGCAGAAGTATATATTAAGAAGACTCCTTCAGCTTCTCCCTCAAAGTCATCTGGTGGTGGCGGAAGCCGAGTAAGCAAAGCCGCTGCTATCGAGCAATTAACAGCAGCTATTAGCGATGCTGGCGCAGACATTGATGAAGAAATCTTAGCAAAGCTGACTGGTAAGGCTGCTATGTACTTTGCAGGTGTATTGAATCAGGTAAACGCTGCATGATGATAGAGGGGGAGATACAGACGCCAGGACCTATGGGAGCACCAATAGGGTGTCCAGGGATCGGGCCTCAAGGCTACGGCTGTATACCAATACAGCTTCCGCCCCCCTCTGAACCACCACATTCTGTGCCAGAACCAAACACACTTGGTGGGATGTTGATAGGGTTAGCATTGCTGGCCCTATTTAGGAGAACGAAAAAGCCTCGTTAGCTCATTTGGTAGAGCGACTGATTTGTAATCAGTAGGTGTGCGGTTCGATCCCGTGACGAGGCACCATATTTAGCCATTGTATTACGGCGGCAAAAGAGGTTTTGCTCAATGTAATACGGAGCTAATATGAAAAAAGAAGAGTTGATAGAGCGTCTGTCAGAAGCGGGAGACGCAGTTATCACTTATAAAAGCCCTAATTCAAAAAAGACTAAGTATAATGTATGTACTTTAGACTTTTCTACACCTTATATCAAAGGTAAAAGAAATAGGGCGCAGGAAGATGAGAACAGTGTTCTAATGTTTTGTTGGGACACTGATTCTTTTCGCCTTATGAAAGCTAACAATGTTAAGACGGTTGTTCCACTGTCTAATATCCTTAAGAATAAGGATTAGAGAAGTGGAAGAATTATCATACATTATCAGGGAAGAAGAATATTCCCAAGTCAGACTAACAGTAAATGAGTTTAGAGGAAAGGAGTATTTACATTTGCGAGAGTATTTTCTAACATTTGATGAGGAATGGCAGCCTACGCCTAAAGGCATAGCATTAGAACTGGATATTGATTCAGTAAGAAAGCTATTTTCCTCTTTATGTTCGATCATGTCTCAAGCTGAGAGCAAAGAAATTATAAACGAATATTTTGGAGACCTAATTAATTCTTGACATTTTTAGCAGAATGTCTTATAATATACACAATCATAAATTAGAGAAAATCTTTGAAAGAGTTTTTAGATAAATGTTCTAAGGCGTATTACGCAGGCAACCCACTTATCAGTGATGCCGCGTTCGATATACTGTGTGCTGAGTGTCGTTATGACCCAGTTGGTTATATGGACGGTGATGTGCCTCACGAGTTTCCAATGTATAGCCTTCAGAAAGTATACGAAGGAGATACACCCCCACAACTTTCCTCTGTTGTAGTGAGTCCTAAACTGGACGGCGCGGCGGTGGCCCTCTATTATGTAGAGGGTCACTTTGCCTACGCTCTTACAAGAGGGGATGGAAAGAAAGGTAAAGACATTACAGAAAATGTTCGCAGACTAGACTTTCCAAAAATAATTAATTCTAAGAAAAGAATATTCCAGATTACTGGGGAAGTAGTAGCACCCAAGGAGATTAAAAATGCCAGAAACTATGCTGCCGGTTCTCTGGGATTAAAGGATAGTGATGAGTTTGCTAAGAGAGATTTGACATTTATTGCTTATGGAGTTTCTCTTTTTGACTTAGATAGTTTTTGGTCTGAGGATATGTTGTCTCTCAGGCTACAAGGATTTAATACAGTTGTTGATAGCGATTGGGATCAATTCCCTCACGATGGTTTAGTCTTCAGAGAAGATTACAATCACGATTTCAATGATAAAGGTTATACAGCTCATCACCCTAGAGGTGCCTATGCTTTTAAAGAGAAGCAGGTAGGAGTAGTTACTACCTTGGAAGATGTTGTGTGGCAAGTAGGTAAATCAGGTGTAGTTGCTCCAGTGGCAATACTAAAACCAGTATTGATTGGAGATGCTACAGTATCGAGAGCTACTCTACATAATTTACGGTATATAGAGGAATTAGGTCTGGAACTTGGATGTAGTGTGGAAGTAATCAGGTCTGGTGAAATAATACCAAGAGTAGTTCGCAGAGTATGAATAAGCAAGAAACAAGGGTAGTATTAGATAGACTTTTAGCCGGTCATTATACGGTATCAGAGCTATCTGATGATAAAGTCAGGCCAGTTCTCAGGTATATAGTAAAAACCCATAAAAATAATTTACAGAATTTAGAGGCTCAATTTAGGCAGCAAAATGGATAGAGAAGATGACGATAGGGTAAAACTAGGGTGGCTTGGACTTTTAGACGACAATGACCTGTTTTATAATCCAGTGCTGGGAGTAGAGGATAGGTTCTGGAATATAAAACCAGAAACAAGATTGATGGTGCTAGAGGGATGGGCTGACGCTATACAGGTTTTAATAGAGGGTAATGACGACTTTGGGCAAGAATACGGAGATAGTGAAGAACCAAAAAAACAGTCTAGTGCAGTCATTATACAGTTTCCCGATAATGTATAGTAGAAAGTGGTTTGAGGCTAACCCAGAAGAGGCCAATAAACCCGGAGTTTTGTACTGCGTAGTTCTAGTAGACAGAGAGACTATGAGTAGAGAGTGCCTAAAAATAGGTATAGCTTCTGGCACAACCTGGAAAAATGTTGTAAAGAGATCTGTAGGATTTACAGGATATGACATTAGAATACAAAGAACCTACGCAGACACTATATATAATGTCTGGAAGATAGAGCAAGCACTTCATGAGCAGTTCAAAGAATACAAGTATACCCCTAAAAGAAAGTTTGGAGGGTATACAGAACTATTTGAAATCAGAAAAGAAATTATCGCAGCTATACCAAAGAAAAAATAATTCTTGACTTTTTTGGTCAATAGCCGTATAATATACATTCAATCGTTAGGGAAATAAAATATATGAAAATCTCACCTCCAAGTCATTGTCCTTCCTGCGGAGAGGATTTAAGCTGGGAGAATGATATTCTTTATTGCCACAATTCTTTGTGTTCTGCAAAGAATCAAAAGAGGATTGAACATTTCACAAAGACTCTCAAAATCAAAGGGTTCGGACCTGCGACTATACAGAAGTTAAATATTAGTAGTATTTTAGATATATATGATTTAACATTCGATGTAGTGTCAGAGGCATTGAACTCCGAGATAATGGCTACCAAGCTATTAGAGGAAATTGAGAAATCAAAGTCTGCCCCGTTAGAGGAAGTGCTCCCCGCATTATCAATACCACTAATAGGGAAAACCGCAACAGCTAAACTGTGCGGAGTGATTGAAAGCATTTTTGACATAAATGAACCTGTGTGTTTACATGCTGGATTAGGGCCAAAAGCTACAGAATCTTTAATGGATTGGTATAATTTTAGCTTTACGGACTTCGAGCATTTACTTCCATTTGACTTCAATGTGTCAGAAGATTTTATGCCCAACACTAGTGAGAAAGTTGTGTGCATATCTGGACGACTAAAGTCCTTTAAAACTAAGGGAGAAGCTGAACGAGTACTCGTTAAGAGCGGTTACAGAGTGGTATCTAACCTCACTAAAGAAGTAACAATACTTATAAACGAGAGCGGTACAGAGTCTTCCAAAACAAGAAAAGCTAGAGACAGGGGTGTCTCTATCGTTACAAATATTAACCAATTATTATAGGAAATAACATGGCATTACCTAAGTGGACCGACGAGCGCACTGCAAGCCTGCGTGATTTTGTTGGAAGTGAGTCTCCAGTATCTCAAGATACTGTTTCAGAAGCAGCAGAACAGCTTGAGACGACTGTTCGTTCTGTAGCTGCTAAACTGCGAAAAGAAGGTTTTGAAGTAGAATCTTCTGCCACTGTTGCATCTAAAACTTTCACAGAGGAGCAAGAGAATACTCTCCGTGGCTTTGTTGAAGATAACAGTGGTAACTTTACTTATGCTCAAATTGCAGAGGCTTTTCCTGGAGACTTCAATGCGAAGCAAATCCAAGGCAAGATCCTCTCTATGCAACTGCATGAGCATGTAAAGCCTGCACCTCAACGTGAAGTTGTTCGTAGCTTTACCGAAGAAGAAGAAGCAACGGTAGCTTCTATGGCTGCTAATGGTTCTTACCTAGAAGATATTGCTGAAGCTCTCGGCAAGACAATCAATCAAATTCGTGGTAAGGCTCTGTCTATGCTGCGAAGTGGTCAGATTGCTTCTATCCCAGCACAGCGTGAAAGCCGTGCTTCTGCAAAGACTGACCCTCTTGAGGGCGTCGATGTATCTGGTTTGTCTGTAGAAGAAATTGCAGATCAAATTGGTAAGACTGTTCGTGGTGTCAAGACGATGCTTACGCGTCGTGGCTTGACTGCTGCGAATTACGATGGAGCTGCCAAGCAAGCAAAAGCTGCTGGCTAGTCCCTGTCGTTTATAATCGGCCAGAGGAGTTTTTGCTCCTCTGGCTTTTACTCGTCTAAAGTTTATTACGGAGTCAATTGGTGAATCTAGCAAGTATCCTTCTAAAATCAATAATCACTGATAGTGATTTGGATACTTGGGGCGACCTGCATAAACATTATCTTCCCACAGAATATCAGCCAATCTGGTCATATCTAAACAAGTACATCGAAGAGTTTAGAGAACTTCCCACATTTGAGGCTGTTCAATTATCCGTCAGAGACTCATCCCTTAGAGAAAAATTACTAGCTTTACAAAATGTAGATACTGTGGATGTTGATAACCCCACCCTATTAGAGTATCTGAAAAATGAATTTACGCAACTAGAGATTATGGGAGAGTTGGAAAACTACCTAGAAAACTCTATTGCTATGGAGTCTGCAAAAGAAAATTTAGATAGTTTGCAAAATATTATTTTACGTGTTGAAGATAAGGTTGACATAAAGGGAAGCACGGAAAGTATGCAGCGTATGGAATTATTTTATCCAGAAGAATATATGGAAAATGTAGTTCCACTAGGACTAAATACAGAGTATGACTCTATGGAGAGATTCGGTCCAGAAGATTACCTAATGATTGGTGGTAAGAGGGGGCAGGGCAAATCTTTAGTATGTGCCAATATAGCCTCTACTATTTACGACTCTGGATCTTCTGTTATGTACTTTACTATTGAGATGAGTGCAAGGGAAATCATGCAAAGAACATGCGCTATCTCTACCGGAATATCTGCTAAAGCGATAGAAAACAATAATCTTAGTATGGGAGAGCAGCTACAAGTAGCAAAGTGGTGGTCTAACAGATTTGAAGAGGGTGAAGAAGTATATAAAAGATGGAGTAATTCTAAGGGTAGAAGAGCCTTTGATGAACTTCATGAAGAGCTTATAAAAAGACCACTAAGACCCGCTCAGGTAGATATTATATACGAACCATCTCTAACTTTGGCTAATATTAGAAAGGAATTAGACAAGAAAGTAGCAGTGCTAGAGCCTAAAGTAGTTATTGTGGATTATGTAAACCAAGTTAAAAGAGGTTTCAACAATAACCGTATGGGACAATATGACTGGACAGAGCAGATAGAAGTAAGTAAAGCGTTGAAAGCCTTCGCACAAGATTATGGAGTTCTAGTTGTATCACCCTACCAGATTGATGCTACTGGCGAGGCCAGATTTGCAAAAGGTGTTCTTGACTCTCCTGATGCTGCTTTTACCCTTGAGTCCTCTAAGGATGAGGAAAACCCCTATATGAAGTTCATATGTACAAAGATGCGTAGTGGGGATGACAATGTTGAGTTTGCCTCAGAAATGAATTGGAACAGCCTAAAGATAGGCCCTAATTCTGTGATTATAACTGAAGATGGAGAAGATCAAGAAGAAAGTGATATTCATAAGGCACTACACGGATGAGTGAAGTAGAACAGGTTTTAATTGAAAGGTCTCTTGAATACAGAGAGTCTGGACAAGACTTTCTAATAAAATGCCTTAATCCCGAACATGAAGATAGAAACCCCAGTATGCGTGTTGATAAGGTATTGGGTATATTTAATTGTTTCTCTTGCGGATACAAAGGAAGTCTTTTTAGACACTATAACATAGATATTAGTGAGTCCTCTCTAAAAAGGGAGAACTTGAAAAGAATTATGGCAAAACTAAGATCAGATAACTTTGGTCTTGAAATGCCAGAGGGGTTTATGCCTTATGTGGGTAACTGGAGAGGAATAAGTCCCAAAACTTACAAAAAGTTCAATGCTTTTGAACACGGTAAAAATGATTTTAAAAATAGAATAAATTTCCCTATAACTAATTCAGGTGGAAAGATAGTATGTTTTCAAGGTAGGGATTATACTATGACAGAGAGAGCCAAATACAAGTTTTGGCCCCCTAATGTTAGTCCTCCTCTATTCCCACAAGTAAAAACAATACAGAGCAGAATTATATTAGTAGAAGGGTTATTCGATATGCTAAACCTGCATGATAAAGGTTTAGAAAATGCTGTATGTTGCTTTGGAGCAAACAAGTTTAGCTCAGAAAAGCTTGACTTACTAAAAGTTTCTGGAGTTATGGGAATAGATGTCTTGTTTGATGGAGACAAGGCCGGAAAAGAGGCATCAGAAAAAGTAAAAGAAATATGTAAAGGATTCCCCGTTAGAGTAGTAAGTCTAAAAAGTGGTGATCCTGGAGAGCTGTCACAGCCTCAAGTAAATAGTTTAAGAAAGAAGCTATATAATTCTTGACTTACTTATCGTTATCCTGTATAATATACATTCAAA